AACTCCTCTGGGCGAGGCCAATTTGTCTCTGCTGGTTTATATTGAATAAAGTCAGCTTCTTCTAAGTCTAAAATCTCCATACATAACTGCAATTGAGGCATATAATGTTCTGGGACACACGCTTCAATTTTACGGGACATGGGACACTTAATTTCTACAAGTTTCCCGGATTCTGAGACACCATCGGGACTCCCACCCAGCCATGGGTGATCTGGATGGGGGCAGAGACCAATTTCGTGAACGACTTCACCGTGTCTCTCTTCATAAAGGATACGAGCCTCATCTTCATATTTCTCACCGTGGCGCGTGGCTTCATTCCCAGTAAACTTCTCACCGAGACCACATTTCTTAAGGAGAAGACCATCGGGGGTTTCATATTTATTCTTCCCGATTGCCGTCGCGGCATCTGAAGCGGTCAACATATTTCCACGAAGAGCCAACCATTCCTCAGACTTCTGGGCAGCATATTCCCTCTCAATCAAGGCTTTGACATTGGGATGCATGTTAATTTATTGTTGCGGATAGTTTTTAAGTTGTTCAAAGAATGCTCGAGCTGCCAATTGTTCGGCTTGCTTTTTACTCTTGGCTTCCCCCCTACCCCCAAATTGACCATTTATATAGGTATCAATGTAGAAAATACCTTCGTGATGACCCACAACACGATATTCTGGGAGCGGAATATTCATAATTTGGCAATACTTCATAAGGTGATCCTTGAAGTTATCATCAATCATGATCTTATTGAGATCAATAAAATTGGGATCATTGTAGATTCTAAGAACAAACTCCTTCGCGTGGAGTAAGCCAAGATCCATATAAATCGCACCCACGAGAGCTTCAAAGACATCCTCTAGAATCTTTGGGTTGTTATTCCAGTTGTTTCTCATGCCCTTCTCATCCATGAGAACCATATTATTGAGACCCATTTTGAGAGCTATATCAGCTAGGGTCTCGGAGCGAACGAGTTTTGTACGAGCTTTGGTGAGAAATCCTTCTTGTCTCTCTTCATATCTATCAAAGAGGAACTTGGTAATGATAAAACCTAACACGGAATCACCCATAAACTCAAGGGTCTCAAATGATTCATTGAATTGTTCATATTCTTTGAGGGCGGATTTGTGGGTAAAAGCACGTTGGTAGAAAGATAGATTTTTTATCTTTGTGCCAACAAGTTGTTCAATATCTTGTTGATTGAAGTTCATGTTATTAGGGGGTGTTATTTTTTTAAGCCTTCTTCACGTAGTGGGGTGAGAGGTACTTTTGGAGGTTCAAGTAGGTAACAACAACGTCAGCTGGTGGTTGCAACAAATCCTTGAGCTTATCGTCGAGGACAAGTTGGCGACCGTTTTCTGGGTGCTTGAGATTGTTCTCGGTGATGTACTTGTTGATGAACTTCGTCACCTCAGAGCGAGAGACAAGTTCACCTTCGGGAAGACCCAAGAACTCACGCAACTTAGGCGTTACTTCTTGCTTACGGTTAAACCCATTGTTAGACGCACGAGCCTTCGCCTTTTCACCGGTTGGGTCTTCTTGGGTATTCTTGACCTTACGGACGAGCTTGGTGAGAGACTTAACGTCAGCTCGGAGAGCGGCAATTTCAGCTTGGATAGTTTCAAGAGACATCTTATACCTTGTTCTGTGTCTTAATCTTTAAGTAATATAAATTAGAAACAAGATCGTGACAGCAACCAATGCTATAAACATAACGTTGAAGTTATCTTCTATTTTTTCATCTCTTTGGACTGGGCGTCCCACAATACGATAAGGTTGTCTCGGTGTAATCCCCTTTACTTGACCAGGACACCCCCCCGCGCAACAATCTGCTGGACAAGGTTTCAACTGTGGACCTCTTCTCGCGGCGCAGAATTGATTTGACATTGGGTTACCTTCACCTTTGTAGGCATAACATTTACATTCATCGATAATGTTACAGACCATATTATTATGTAGCAATATAATAATGGACACTGAAATTTATTCAGAAGCTGTGATCAACAGATTTTTGAAGAAGAATTTATTCTTCAACGATCCAGTACTCGAGAAGTATTATCGAGATAACAATTTGACCGGTTTCAGAAAGCGAGTTCACCGACTTCACAAGAATGAGAGTTTTGAAAAGATTGTGTACGCTCTCGTCACCGATACAATTCGCGACATAGTGTTAAAAAGTGTTGGAGATCTCTCCGACTATTTGAAACTAATGGGTGATCTTGTGATATCTGGTGGTGAAGCTTTCAATATGCACCTAGAGCGTAAAGATAGATTAGTGACGAGTGATATCGATACAAAGTTTTTACCTCGAATTCCCCGTGATTCAAAATATTTTGGCAGACTTCAAGCCATAAAGCTTCTCTTGTGGGATAAACTCGGTGAAATTTCAAAGAACATTGGTATGAAAGTTAAGCAACGTCTCTCTAATTCGAATAAGATTGGAAAGTTCATAGGATTGGGTTTCGCCGAGCGTGGACCATACGTCACAAGAAGATACCTTCTGATCAAAAAGAAGAAGTCACAGCGTGGCAGTGAGCCAACGCGCGGTGATATTTTCATTGATGTTGAACTATTTGCACTTGACTTGAACTTGCGGTATTTTTCGATTAAAGATGGAAGAATCACACCGACCGTTCTCGGGGGTATCCTCGACATACCATTTATGCGTCCAAATGAATTTGGGTATGAAGTTGTGGAGTCAAAAAAGGCTGGGATTGTTTACAAAAACAAAAACACCAACACCATGATACATGATAAGCGTATATATGTTGCCGGAAAGCGCTTTTTACTCGACGACGTTTATTTGATGCAAAAATTGGGTCTTAGACCTGAAAAACGGGAAAAGGATAGACAGCGCATGTATAAGTTATCAAAACTGATCACAAAGAGTGCAAATATCAGGCCAACTGATGACATAAACACAATATACGAACGTACACACGACAAGATAAAGAGTGTCTCCAGAAAGATCTCAAGACCAACACGTGTGAATATATCACTCGCAAGTAAAATCAATCCTTATAAATACGCCGAATACACTACAAAACCACAGGCCGATCGATTATCTAAACAGATTGTGTACGGTGTGAAAACTTCAATTCCAAATGTAAATATTCAAGGTTTTGCAAAGACATATGGCGCACAGCGTTTTGATTTAAAAACCCAAGAATGGATCAAGAACACATCAAAGAACTATATCAAAAATGAATATAACTACAGGCCAACGCAGTCGATGAAACTTCCCGACTATCTGAACATGTCAAAACTACTATACGGATACAAACCGATTCGTGACAAATGGGTACCAGTCGGTATCATAAAGAAAGCTGCACAGATTCCGTTTGTTGGTTTAAAGAATTGAAACGTAAAACATACATATAATGTTGTACAACGCTCCAGTCAAAGGTGATGATGGTTTGTATTTTGTAAAGACTCTTACAGATGAAAAGCGTAAGTGCTTTGTTCAGCTGAACAAAGCGACTGTCAGTGAAGTATCCGGTGAAATCTCATTCGACTTGAAAACCGACTCCAACAGGGCTAAGATTCAAGCCATTGATGACCTCAACCTCGAATCCGCGCGCGAAAATTGTTCCGAGTGGTTCGGTAAAAATCTTTCGGACGATGTCATTCGGACTGCGTACACACCAAGTATTGTGAATGATCAAATCACAGGCGACTGTATTGCGGTCACTAAAGTTTTCAACAGTGACCAAGAACTCATCGACATTGAAATGATCAAGCAGGGTAAGAATTGTAATATCATCCTCGAATTTGCGGGACTCTGGTTTGCGAAGAAGGCCTTTGGTCCAGCTTGGAATATTTTTCAGGTCAAAATTTTCGATGAACCAAATCTCGAAGTATACCCAGAAGAATATGCATTTAATGACGAAGATGGGGAATAAAAAAATTGTTGATCTTATATAAAAGATAATGAAGGGTCGCACTCAGAACCTCATGATGTTGCTTGCCATCGCTGCTTTGGTGTTCGTACTCTTCAGTATGAACGGCAAATCTAACTACTCAATTGACGAAACTGAATATGCGGC